CTGTACTATAGATCATCTGAGCATTGATTTCGCCATCAACATACTGCTTTGTTGCGGCATGCATCAAGCTTGATGGATCTGCGTGTAACGACAAGAATCCAGTCATTGTGTCACCGGCTAAGGCAACTTTTGTTCCGATAGAAGTAGCAACTGTGGTTGCAAAATTCTGATCATCAGCAATGGCCGCGGCTAATTCAGATAGTGTATCTAGAACAGCTGGAGCGGAGTTGATCAAATCACTAACTGCTGAGCTAACGAAAGCTGTAGAAGCGACTTGTGTAGTATTGGCACCCGTAGACGCTGTTGGCGCTGTTGGGGTACCGCGTAGGTCAACTGAATCGATAATCGAACTTGACCGTGCTTTAATTAAAGGCATTTTATTTTTTTCCCTTGTTCAGACTTCTAATGAAGCCTAGTTGACATTTTAAGTATGGTGTCAGACCAACATAGAGAATATTCAAATAACTAACAGCCAGAAGTTTCTCGTTATGTTAACGCTTCCGTTGCTAGCAGTAACAGCAATTTCATATCGACTAGGGCTACTGTTATTAGGAGCAGTCCCTACAATATGTCCATTGCTGATGGATAACCATCCAATTGCGGATTCACCTGCATAAGCAGGATCAATTGTAATACTTGTAGCATTATTTACTCCAAGTGTAAAATTAATAGTATCTCCGGCTGAAAAAGTCCCGATATAGGAACTTGAATTTGTCCAATAAGGCTTTGACATGCCATAGTTGATTAAGTTTGTAAAGACAAACTCATTTCCACTAGTATCTACCAGTGTCAAGTCTTGTGGCGAATTCCATAAGGAGCCACTGACTTGGTTTGTCTCTACCATGAGTTGCATGGTATTAACTGTTGGGTAATCAATACGTGTGATTTCTTGATTACCAATTCTAGCACCAGTACCATATGTAATGTCTGTTGCTACAATAGAAATTGTTGTATAAGGACCAATAGTGCTATAGCTTACGCCAGTAACTCTAGGTCTTGCTCGATCTGTTGAAGTAGTGCTCTTTAAGATTTTAACTTGAATACGTGCACCATTATCAGGTGCTTCGTCAAAGCTAACAATATGACCATCAGTTAATGTATAACTGTAAAACGGCTCTTGTTGAATACCATCAACACTGACCACTAAGTTTTGTACACTTCCAACACTTGTAATGATATCAAAATCAAATGCTGTACCTGTACCCTGAAATAATCTTGTAATAACAGTTAGTGCTTGTGTCTGTGTTCTAAATTGTCCAAGGTTAGCATCATAAGAGATAACTTGGCCATCAGTTGGTGTAGCACTTTGTACATCAACTAATTTGTCTAAGGTAATGTTGTTGAGTTCATTATCAACATATTCTTTAGACGTAAGTGTTTGCCAATTGCTTCCATCAAAATATTCTGTGGTTGTATCGTTTGTAGCAAATCTAATATAGCCGCCAACATTAATTGACGGTCTATCTAACAAATCACCAGCAGGAAGTTTTAAGGCTCCTGTGCCTTCAATTTTAAGTACACCAGATTCTGGTGTCAATGATTCCTGCGAGTGATTTGTATTAATTGACATTATGACTTACCAGCAATTTTTTCTTGGCTACGTCCATAAGCCGCTAAACCTAGTACAGCACCCATAGCAATGTGATATAAACCTGCACCTTGCAATGTTAGTGGACTCCACTGACTTGTTACTTGGCCGCCCTGTACTGCTTGTAGCATTGACCAAAGAATAGGGAAGATAACAAAGTCTGTGGCACATGTAATCATGTAAATGAACGCCATCATTGGGCGCCACTTACTGTTGATGAAGTTGCCAAACTTGTCATCTGTTTCTAATGTGTTTGTTGCACCTTGAACTGCTACTTGAGCTGCCGCATCAGCAACTGCTTTTGTTTTTGCGGCTTCATCAGCACTTGACCATCCACCGGATGCAATCTTTGCTTCAATTCTTTGTTGAGCTCCTGAGCTCATTGGTGCATTAGCACCCGTGTCATCATAATCTTCTAATTTTGGCATTGCAGGCCTCCTATAAACTTATTTATCAGAGGCTCAAGATTTTGGTTTGAAAAACTCTTGTATTTGTTTAGATACATTAGATACAATATCATTGCCGCTTTCAGCTTCTTTCCATTTTCCTTCTGGGCAAGACTCATTTGCTAGTGTTACCTTTAAATTGACAAGACATCCACACTTGACGCATTGTTTCGTTGAGCGCCTGTAAAATTCGCAACGTTGGCAATGTCCAGCTCGTTCTAATCTTGTTGTCATATCTGTAAACATTGTATACTTACCCAATGGAAAAGGGCTGTTGCCAGCCCTTTTCGTGTTAAACTTAACTAGTCTTTTTAGGGATTAGATGAAGCTTAGGTTAGTACTATCGATAGCGATTGTGTTAACGTAATCAGCCGCGTTACCTAAAGAGGAACCTGCGTTTGACAATTCAACATAACCATAACGTGTCATGAAGCTGACAGTTGGTTCGAAAGTAGCTGGGTCTAGAACAACACCAGAACTCATCAATGGAATGTATGGGCAATAGAATGCTGGAGCATCCATCTCGTTTGCGCCTTTGTAGCCAACTAGAACTGGGGCGGCGTCGCCTGCGTAATGGTTAACATAAACACGAACTGAGCTGTTTAATGTACCAACGAATTTTGTGTTTGTTGGTGCTTCGAATGTACCTTCTGTAGTACGAGCAAAAGCTGAAGTAGTAGCAGATTGTAGAATTGTTAAAGCTGTTGGGCTTACAACAATGTAGTTACCTGCACCACGACGTGTACGGCTAGCAATGTCGTTAGCGGCACGGTTGATTAGAACTGCTAAGGCAGCGTGTTGGTCACCAACGAAGTTAGCTGTACCAGAAACTGCGCCTTGGTCATATGTACCATAAGCAGTACCGGCCAAGTTGATCAATGAGCCAATGATTTCTTGGTCAATTTCAGCTGTAATTTCTTGAGCCAAAGCTGCCATGATTTCTGCTTCAACGTCAACACCATGAATGGCTTGTGCGTCTTGAGCGGCTTCAAATGTCCAACGTGCGCTTAACTTACGTGATTTGGCTTCAACAGTCTCTTTCAAGATCTGGATGTTCATCTTCTTACCGCCAGCACCTTCTAATGCGCTTGTTGCGGCAGCAGTACCACCGGCAGCGCCAGAGTATTGTTGAGCAATCTTGAACGGGCTTAGTGCTTCGTCACCAGCGGCAACTGCACCACCGATAACATCACCAGCGGCTCCACCAGTGCGTTCAGCTTGAGCTTCAGCATAACGTACACGTAGTGTATGGATCTGTGAAACTGGACCTTGCATTGGCTGAACACCAACTAATTCGTTAGCGATAGTTGTTGGCATAACACGACGAATAACTGGAAGAATAACCTTGTTTAAAACGCTAACGTTACCAGAAGCTGTAGCACCTGTTGTTGCTGTTTCTGTTAAGTAACGTCTTGTGTTTTCTAAACACACTTCCATTGTGGTCTTACGTTGACCAGTTAGACCTTCTACTAAGGCTTCCTTAGTAGCTGTCCAATTTTTAGCTTCAAATAGAGCTTGTGACATAATATGTCTCCTAATTTAATCTTTAAATACCAGCGAGTTTACGTAGTTGACGAATAGTTTCGTCAGCTTCGGCTGGGGCGGCAACGATCTCAACTTGAGATTTGTTACCAGTAATCACAGTCTTCTGCGATTGTTGTTGTCCTTCAACTAATTGTTTCTTCTCTCGACGAACTTCTTCGTTTAGGACAGATGGCAAGTATTTCTGGAATTGATCTTTTAGCTTAGATGTATCTGTGCTTTCTAATAACTCTTCCATAATGCCACGCTTGTCTTTAGACAATGGTGAGCATAGGTCTTGCAGTACGCGAACTCGCTGTGCTTGATCTTCCGCAATGCGCTGACGACGAAGCGACTCGCTAATAACTTGTTCTTTTTGTGTTAGTGTTTGTTGAGCCTCTGATAGTTGATTTTGGATTTGAATAATTTGTTTGTTTAATTGATTGACGGCTGTGCCATCTGCAAACTTACTTGCCATGAATTCTGTAGCAAAAGCTTCCATGATCTTACGACCAAAGTTGTTTTCTTTAGCTTCACGGATATCAGTTTTCAATTGTGTCATTTCTTTCTTGAAAGACTCAGTTACTAAGGAATTAACCTTTTCGCTTGCTTTCTTAATAAAAGCTGACTTTGTTTCATTAATTGCTTTACGACCTTCAGTAACTAATTTAACGCGAGCGTCAACTAGTTTCTTGTGATCTTCATGTAATTCTGTTAGTTCACCTGTTAGTTTGCGTAATGCAAATTCTTCAAGTTGACCAATTGCTACTCTAGATGCAGTACGATCAGAACGTAGTTCACCAATCTCTTTTGCAAGAGTTTCTGTTACAAGTTTTTGTAACAAAGCGGCATGTTCTTTCAAATTTGTAGCATACTTTGTACGCTGTGCTACTGCTTCTTCACGCAATGATTTTAATTCAATTGCGCCTGCAGAAATAGTATCCTGCATTAACTTATCCATAGCTTCGATAAGTTGACCTTTATCGTGTTCGTAACGTGTTGCAAACTCTTCACGGAGCTCGCTCGTTACAGTTTCGCGATTTTCGGCTAAGTGTTTGTCCCAAGCGGCGTTGATATTCTCACGCACCTCTTCGGATAAAACAACTGAACCTAGCATTTCTGTAAATTGACTCATGTTCTTTCCTCAGACTTATTTTAGATTCTGTATGAATCTACGCACTTCGTTTTCCAAGTGCTTTTGTGCGGACCTATCGTAGGTCGCCGCGTTGGCCACATCCATCAGGGCGGCTCGTCTTCGATTAAGCATTACTTGTTCGTAAATTGCTGTAGGATAAGCGTCAGGAGCACTGGGCTGTGCAACAACGTCAACGGTTACAATTTCAAAGTCAGAGACCTTGCCTGATTCGTTAACATTGCCTTGCCCACGGCTACTAACACCTAACTTTACACCACTTTCAAGTAATGTTTTAATAATGTTTCCCATTGGTGTCGGGATAAGTTTTAACTTACCATAACCATTTTCGCCTTCCATCCACATTTTTGTAATCATATGACTTACTCGGTCAATGTTCACTTGTAGATCGTCAGGGTGATCGGCTTCGCCTAACACTGAATAACCTTTTTCTAATCGAGACTGAATGCTCTCTACAGCACGACCAATTTCATTCACAGGGTAAACACGACCGTTGTGGTTTTCTTTAG